CATGTCAGGCATCCAAGCCCGCTTACACGCGGCTATGAAACAAGAACTACGCATCTTGGCACGGATCGTGCATGACTACATGCCCGCAGAGTATGCCTACGAGATGGACGAGCCCGCGGACCGTATCTCTGACTTTGATGGTCGTGTGGATGTAATCCCTGTTTCCGACCCTAACGCCGCCACAATGGCGCAGCGCATTATGCAGTATCAAGCGGCGCTCCAGCTGTCTAAGCAAGCACCTCAGATGTACGACATGGGCAAGCTGCACCGTCAGATGCTCGAAGTTTTGGGTATCCAAGATGCGGAGGATATCATCAAACTGCCAGAGGATATCAAACCGGCTGACCCAGTGACGGAAAACATGATGATTCTGAAGCAAGAGCCCGTCAAGGCGTTCGCGTATCAGGACCACGAAGCACACATTCAAACGCATATGCTGGCGATGCAAGACCCCAAAATCCAACAGATCGTGGGTCAATCACCGTTCGCAAGCGCAATCCAGTCCGCTATGATGTCTCACATTACAGAGCACGTAGCCCTGCAGTATCGTGTAGAGATACAGAAACAGCTTGGTGTGGAACTACCAGACCCAGAAGCACCACTGCCAGAAGAACTCGAATTGCAGGTCTCACGCCTAGCCTCACAGGCCGCAGACAAGCTATTCCAGAAGAACCAAGCCGAAGCGTCCGCAGAACAAGCAGCTGCGCAGCAGGCTGATCCGCTAACTCAAATCCAACAGCGTGAGCTGATGATTAAAGAGAAAGAGTTGGCGCACAAGATCGAGATGGACAAACTGAAGGCCGAGGTTGACGCTGCTGCTAAAGTAGAGAACGCCCGCCTACAGCAAGCACGCATTGACTCTGAAGAACAGAAAGAGGTAGCGCGCATCGGAATCAAGGTTGCCGAGCTCGAAACAGACCAGAAAGAGGCAGCGGTCCGCTTGGCTCTAGACGTCGCAGAGAAAGTAGACTTTGATGGCTGATAGTATCTTTCACACCGTCCTTACCCGACTAGAAGAGAATCGCACTTCTATCGCTGAACACCTAGCCGAGGGCGGTGCCAAAGACCAAGAAACATACTGGAAACTCGTCGGTAAGTACGAGGCGCTTAGTATCATACGTAACGACGTAAAAGAGATCGAAAAAAGATACGTTGATGATTAAACACCATACGTGTAGATATTCTGATAACGCGGAATAGTCCGCGCAAAGGGCGCTGTGAGCCTTTAATCACTGCAGGAGACTAAGATGTACGCTACCGACAAAGTAGATGATGAACAACTGTTGGCAAAATTGCCGGAGCCCAAAGGCTACAAGATTCTCATCGCAATCCCAGAACTAGAAGGTAAGACAGAGGGCGGTGTTTTCATGCCGGACTCGCTAAAGTCTATGGAGGAAACCGCATCCATCATTGGATACGTTATCAGTGTGGGTACAGAAGCCTATACGGATAAAGACCGGTTCCCTAATGGCCCATGGTGTGCAGAGGGCGACTTTGTCATCTTCCGCTCATACTCAGGCACACGCTTCAAAGTAAGCGGCAAAGAGTTTCGTATCATTAATGATGATACAGTAGAAGCTGTAGTTGAAGACCCACGGGGGTATACACGCGCATGATAGATAGTAATGTTGTAGTCGAGAACGAAGAACTCGAAACAGACATCGTTGAAGTAGATGTATCCGACGACGGTGACTTTGAAGTGGAGATCGAAGACGATACTCCTGACAAGGATAAAGGCCGCTCACGCCGCGCTGCGGATGTTGAAGCAGATATCCCAGAAGATGAAGAACTCGAAAAGCACAGTGAGTCGGTACAGAAACGTATCAAGAAGCTGAAGTTTGAGTTCCATGAAGAACGTCGTCGTAAGGAAGAAGCCGAACGCGAACGTGAAGCTGCTGTCCAATACGCAGGTGCACAGAAGAAAGAAGCTGAACGCTTACGCCAGAACCTCTCTGAAGGTGAAGGTGTGTTGGTTAACGAGGCTAAAGCTCGTGTAGCATCGGAACTTACAAGCGCAAAGCGGGCGTATAAAGAGGCGTACGAGGCCGGTGACTCCGATGCCGTACTTGAAGCGCAAATGTCACTATCTAGGCTCCAGCTCGAAGAAGATCGAGTACAAAACTGGAGACCCGCTAAGGCCGCTGTAGAGCAGCAAGCGGAAATCCCTGCCCCTCAAGCAGCACCTAGAGTGCCTAAACCCGATACAAGGGCACAAGAATGGGTCGCAGAGAACAAATGGTTCGAAGACGATAACGGCATGCGACGCTACGCTATACTCGTACACGAAGAACTACTGGAGTCTGGCGTTGATTCTACGTCGGAAGTGTACTATAACAAGATAAATGAGGCCATGAGGTCTCGTTACCCAGATCGCTTTGCGGACGTGGAACCCGAGGTTCGACAACCACAACGTAAGGCTGGCTCCGTGGTGGCCCCGGGTGGTAGAAATACCGCCGCATCACGCAATAAAGTTGTCATTACCTCATCGGAGGCCGCAATCGCCAAGCGCCTCGGATTATCCGTTAAGGAATACGCGGCGCAAAAGCTAAAGGATATGCAAAATGGCTGATCGTAAACACCGTGCGACTGAAACCCGTGAAGCGGGAGAACGTCGTAAACCTTGGAAACGCGCATCTATGCTGCCGACCCCCGAACCACGTGATGGACTTTCGTTCCGCTGGATTCGCACATCTACATTGGGTAATGCAGACATGACTAACGTATCTGGGCGGTTCCGTGATGGCTATGTGCCCGTAAAGGCAGATGAATATCCTGAGCTCCACATCATGTCAGATATTGACTCGCGCTTTAAAGACAATATCGAAGTTGGTGGGTTACTGCTTTGCGCTATCCCGACCGAAGACAAAGAGGATCGTATCTACGGCCAGCTAGAGTCTGCACAAAATCAGTCCGAAGCTGTTGATAGAAACTATATGCGTGAATCTGACCCGCGTATGCCTATGCTCAAACCCGAGCGTAGTTCGCGGTAATCATCTGGTAAGGGGCACTTGCTCTTTACTGTCATAGTAAATGAATCTGGAGGAAGAGCATCATGGCTATTACAGCTGCTCCCTACGGCCTAAAGCCGGTAAAACGTGCTGACGGTATGGCTTACGCTGGGGCAACGTCCCAGTTCCTGATCGACCCTGCTGGAGAGGCAACAAACCTCTTCTACGGTCAAGTCGTTCACATCGGTGCTGATGGCTACATCGCACTATCAACTGCTACGGGTGCTGACGGCACAACTAACGCATTGCCAACAGGTACAACCTTAACTGGTTCCCTTGGTGTGTTTGTTGGTTGCGAATATGTCAACGACCAAGGTCAAACGACCTTCTCGCAGTATTACCCATCTGGCGCACTCAATGCGAAAGCATTTGTTGTGGATGATGCGAATGTACTATTCCAAGTACAAGCTGACGGCGCAATGGACCAATCTGACATCGGTGCGAACACTTTCTTCGCAGCTGCTCAGTCTACGTCCACTGGCAACACAGCGACAGGTAACTCTACATCCGCTGTAGACGCTACTACTGTTACTACTACCGCCGCCTTCCGTATCGTCGGTTCTGCGTCTCCAATCGGTGATGCGTTCCCTGATCTTTTGGTCAAACTTAACCCGGGCTACAGCAGCATGAACAACGCTGTTGGTCTATAAGGAGGCTTAGAATATGGCTATTTCACGCGCACAGGCGCTTAAAGAACTACTTCCCGGCCTTAACGCCTTGTTTGGTCTTGAGTATGGCAAGTACGACAACGAACACGAAGACATCTATGAGACTGAATCCTCAGAGCGTAGCTTTGAAGAAGAAGTTAAATTGTCTGGTTTCGGTGCAGCACCAACAAAAGCTGAAGGTTCTTCTATTGCATATGACAATGCACAAGAAGCGTTCACAGCTCGCTACACACACGAAACTATCGCTATGGGCTTTGCCATCACTGAAGAAGCGATGGAAGATAACTTGTATGACTCATTGTCATCACGTTACACAAAAGCCTTGGCTCGCGCTATGGCGTACACCAAGCAGGTTAAAGCTGCATCATTGCTAAACACAGGCTTTGATACGTTTAACTCTGGTGACGGCGTAACGTTGTTCAGCACAGCTCACCCAACAGTGGGTGGCGGTGTAAACGCTAACCGTCCTGCGGTAGACGCTGACCTTAACGAAACTTCGCTTGAGCAAGCTATCATTGATATCGCAGCTTATGTTGACGAACGTGGCCTTTTGATCGCAGCACGCGCTCAGAAGCTCATCATCCCGTCAGCTTTGCAGTTCGTAGCAACTCGTTTGTTGGAAACAACTTTGCGGGTCGGTACTGCTGATAACGATATCAACGCGATCAGCTCAAACGGCGCAGTTCCGGGTGGCTACGGTCTAAACCACTACCTAACAGACGCTGATGCTTGGTTCCTTACCACAGACATCCCGAACGGTATGAAGCACTTCGTACGTTCTCCGATGGCTACTGGTATGGACGGCGACTTCGATACTGGCAACGTGCGCTACAAAGCGCGTGAGCGTTACAGCTTCGGCGTATCCGACCCA